AAAATCCTGCAATCTGGATAGTGCTTAATTGACTACTTGTCATATATTGTACTTGAGAGGCAGTGAATCCTGAAACAGCACTTGAGGCTATTTTCGATACCTGAGTAGACGTCAAATAACTCTGTATCTGAGTCGACGTGAATCCCGAGACACCATTTGCAGAAAATCCTGCAATCTGGATAGTGCTTAATTGACTACTTGTCATATATTGTACTTGAGAGGCAGTGAATCCTGAAACAGCACTTGAGGCTATTTTCGATATCTGAGTAGACGTCAAATAACTCTGTATCTGAGATTGAGTGAATCCTGAAACAGCACTTGAGGCTATTTTCGATATCTGAGTAGACGTCAAATAACTCTGTATCTGAGTCGACGTGAATCCTGAAACAGCACTTGAATTGAATCCTGCAATCTGGATAGTGCTTAATTGACTACTTGTCATGTATTGTACTTGAGAGGCAGTGAATCCTGAAACAGCACTCGATGATAAATACGGTATTTGTGTGCTCGTCAATGATATAATCTGTGTGCTCGTCAATGACGCTATCTCCGATGATGTCAATGCTTGAATCTGTGACGTCGTATATGTCGTCAGATTCGTTGATGATGTTATCGCATCCCGAATCGCCATCTCCACATGCACACAGTTCGTCCCGTTCGGGGCTAGTAGTGTCGTCCTGTCATCCTTGTAGGTCATGGGATCGAATGTTTTTGGCACCTGCACCCAATTCAGCAGCGTCTCCCAATGCGGGTTCCAATTCGCAAGATTGAAACTCAATGTCATCTCTGCATTTGCTGCATCCCATTTGAAATCCAACACCTTTTTCATGTATGATATATCGATCGCCTGGTTATTCACTGTGATGTGTCCTTGGATGTATTCCTGTTGTCCGGTATAAAAGGCCGAATCGAAATTGAGTTGTGTTATCTTTACCTGCTGATCCCCTATCGGGATCGTCGTCTCAGGATTGAACTGGAAGACCGTATTGAACCTGCTGGCCACGATCTCACCTCCCCATCGGAAATGCCAGAGACGATTCTTGTCGGGATCAGTCGTGATGGTGACTTCCTGGAAATGGATATTGCCGGCGTAGATTTCGGTGCCGTCTTTCCTCTCAAAGCCATAGGTGTAATCAAGGATAGCGAGGACAGGAGTGGAAGAGACGTACTGGTTCTGGATCACAGCGAGCTGAGATTTGAGAGAGGCGACTTCAGCAAGGAGGTCGTTGTAAGCTTTAACAAGAGAAGATTGTTGGGAGTTGTCGACACAAGAAGAGTCGGAAGAAGTAACGGGAGGCAAGACGGGCGCAAAGATGCGGAGCCCGGGCATGTCGTATGTTTTTAATTTATCATAAATTAAAAATAAATATATATTATTTTGTAGAACGGTGATTTATGAATAGAATGAACCTCTACATAAAATAATGGCGGAAATATTTCAGAAAGATTGGATTCGTAGTATAATGTACATGATATTGGATGGTATCGTCGTCGTAGGTCTACATCATCATCATGATTTTTTTTTCCGGTATTATCTCTTGCTCCCGATCTACTGGAATGTTCTAGGTTTTTTCATGTGGTGCCTCTTTGTCGTGGGTCACGATTGTGGACATGGTAGTTTCAGCGATTCCAAACTTCTTAACGATGTGTGTGGTCATATTTGCCACGCACCGCTCCTTGTGCCCTATTATCCATGGCGATTATCTCATCGCCATCATCATAGGCATCATAATCATATTGACAAGGATCATTCTTATCCATGGATTCGAAAAGAAGAGTACAACAAGATGGACCGGATCGCCCAATCCTTCCTTCAATCTCCGTATGTGGCATTCATCACCTTTACATGGATCTATTTATGGATGGGAATCGCGGATGGCAGCCACATCTCTCCGTTTTCACCGCTCTTCAAGACGTCTCTCGATCGTATCCAATGTGTATTCAGCACGGCTACGGTCATCATCGCCTTTTTCTGGATCTATTGGCTAAATCATTGTGATCCAATCTGTTTTTTGTCGGCGTACCTCCTCCCCATCTCTATTTTTAATTTCTGGCTTGTTATGGTCACTTTTTTACAGCATCACAATGATGATACCATCGCCTATGACGACGAGACATGGACGTTTCGCAAAGGCGCTGTGGAAACCATCGATCGATCCTACGGTGTGATTGTGGACACACTGAGTCATCATATCACGAGCAACCATGTTGCCCACCATCTCTATCCATCTCGAATCCCTCATTATCATCTCCCGCGTGCGACGAAGATCCTGGCCAAACGTCTAGGACCGCAATATAAGAATATTCCCACCCACAACTTCTTGTCGGAATTTATCCGATTAAAATCCAAACTTCAATACATGGTGCCGATCATCCAATCGTCATCACCAGATTCTCTGGCAATCCCTGCAGGCTGGATTTATAGCGTTGATTCATCCGACCTACCTGATTCTGGATATACTCAAAAAAACGACAAATCTCCCGGATTGAATCGGTCAATTCCTGCTCCGATGGTTGTTCCACCAGCATGCGACGCAACCAGTCGGTCGCGACCGCGACAAACGTCTGCATGATCTGGATGTACTGATTGTGTTTCTGGCGGACTTTTTCGGTGCGGTACAGCTCGTCTTTCCATTGATTTCTAGTCATCTGATTCATGAGGTACTGGATCCGCATGGATCGTTCATTATTGTGGATATCACGCTGTGTCTCGGATCGCGGTATGGTCACATTCTCCACATGGAGCACGCTTCGATGCATCCGGTACATCCAATCCCGATATTCTTTTTTGGTGAAAAGAGGATCGAGTTCCAGGAGTTCCGGCATACCGCCACAGGGGATGTCCATGGGATTCCGTGCAGCCGTCTGTCCACCTCGTTGTAACCATTCATAATAATGTGGATTATGGACCCGCTGGTCGATAATCTCACCGGTGCGCCATGAGAATGGAGTATGGCACTGTGTACACCACATCTGGTCGCATCCCGATACCTTGAAGATGGACATGGAGCATTTGGGACATGATTTCGTATTCTGACGAAGCAACGTGGCGGTCTCCACATCCTCGGTAAGACACTCATGATCGTCGTTGGCCTTTTCCTTCAAACACTGGGAACAGGCCTCGGTCAGACAGAGCGGACACCGGTGATTATCGCGAATCATGCCACGACACGACTCTTTCGGACACGCAAAAATCCATGTGGTGGTCGTGATGGTAGGAGATCGACGAACAACCTCTCGATTGGTCAATCCAACAGGTTCTTGCTGATCATTCAAGAGGGGTATGTACAGGTCGTCGAAATGCTCAAAGAGATGATCCGCCGCCTCCACCGCCGGTCGGCCGTTTCGTTCACGGTCAATGGCCATGCACATCTGCCGCCACTGATACATCATTGCAGACAATCGTCGCTGCATGCGACTAATCCTGGCACGGTACGTGTCGATGAAGCGATAATAATTATCTTTTTTATGAATCTTGATGACAATATCTTGTGTCTCGGGGAGCAGACTCTCTTCTCGTGCAAGCAACATATTCTTACGAAATTCCTTGTACTCGCGATTCCAAAAGGTCGTGGGAAGATGCTCGATCAGGAACTCATAGCCCATCTGGACACGACACGACATGCAGGAAGGCTCTGTCACCGAGGACAAGATATATTGTCGGTAGCATGCAACACAACATACAAACCGGCAGTGCGGACATTCAATCGGTCGACGACGACGCACCGAAAATTCATCGCAACATACAACACAGGTCGTAGTAGTGGAAGACATGTCTTTTACTTTCCTTTTTTTCTCAAGAAAAAGGAACTCTCTATATCATTTTTCATCACACAAGATGCGAATGAAATCGATCCTGCACGGTGTCCATATCCAGAATATGATCATAGAGCATGGCCTTGATACGCACCGTCTCTGTCTCCAAAAACATTTCTATAATGTCCAGATTCCACGTCAACCGGTAAAAACCATTGCCGCAACGAGCCAGGAAATATTCGCCATCCAATTCATTCGCATTCTCTCGATTATAGGATTCGATGCATGCACGTAATCCATATTTTCCCGGACGAATACACCGAATCTCGTGCTTCTGCAGATACATGCCATCGTCATCATCATCGTGCACCGTGAACAAATACATGGTAAATATATCATCACAACAGTCTTCACAGGATTCGGGATGAGGTATCATCACAATATCGTCCAAAATTGGTGTTATTGTCATTCTTTTTTTTTAGAATGACAACAATCTCAACTCCATCTCATTTTTTATTTATCTCATCTTATTTCAAGCTACTTCCTGCTCTTCTGTGGTTGTGGATACCGTCGCCGTGGCAGTAGGAACCGTCTTATTGGTCGTGGTCGGCACCCTGGCCCTCGACTTGGGGAAGACCTTGCCGGGCTCCAACAGACTCTTAAATCCCGAATCCAGGAAACGAACTCGTGCCTCAAAGAGCTTGATCTGGAAACGGGGACGAATGCGAGGACCAATGTTGATACTCTCCAGACGAATAGCGCCATGAATGAAACAGCGGCGATTCATCAGCGACATGGGATCAATCGTCTCCTTGGTGACTTCGTCCGTGAACAGCGTGCGGATCTGCATCGAACCGTCTTGTCGAAAGACATTTAGCTTGGTGTAAAGAAGAGGCGCACGATCCTTCTGTACCTCTCCCTTCTCCATCTTGTAATAAAGAGGATTCAGACGATTCAGCTCCTCCCGCTCCAGATCCGGGCGCTCCAGTTCCTCCTTGTGATCCATGATAAAATCCTTGGTCATCTCGGTCAACGCCTGGATCGTATCGATAAAACGTTTCTCGTCCTCTGAAGGCCCATTCTTTCCCCAAAGAATGAGCGGCAATTGATAGCCCACGAGATTCTGGGTGTGGGGATCGTACTGCTCCTGCATACCAAACGTCAGGAGTCTTGGTGTCGAGAGGATCAGATCGCCGCGCGTCCCGTCCAGATGATGCGTCATCACCCGGATTCTCTTGTAGCCCTTGTCCTCAAACCTCCCCTCTGGGAGCTGCAAAATCAGATTGTCCAGATCATAGTCGCGAAAATCAGATAGCTGTGTGGAATACATTTGTTCGAAAATAGATAGATTCTTTTTTTCTTCTAAGGATTCGCTAACTTTAAATCATTTTTTGAGAGATAAATAATCTTTTATAAATTGATTCGGATTTCGTGGATCGAGATAGAGGCCTTTGTATCCCTTCTTTCGTGCTGCATTCACATTGTTTTCATTGTCGTCAATAAGGAGAACTTGAGATTTATCCATACCTATTGCAATGATCTGTTGGATTTTTTTGATATGTTGATTTTTATCTTTTTTTATCGATCCTTCAATAGGGATGGCATCAGCGATTTCTGTTCCAAAAGCTTGTTTTAAACATTGATAGATGAGATCCGTCTGACTAGAAAACGTAGTGACAGCGAGTTTCAAACCGGCCTTGATCGCCATCGGAATAAAGGATAAAAAGAATTTTCGTATCGACTCGACAAGTTCGTCTATAGTTCCTTGCCAATGTCCTTGTGTATGAATACGGATGATTGTCTGATCAAAATCAAGGCATACGAGACGAATACCATTCTCTTGAAGCTTGGTAATAAATGAGTCTACCAATGGTTGTGTATAGGTGCATCTATAATCTACACATAGGTATTCTATGGGACAGGAATCATCTTTCCCACAAACTTTTGTATGTGAGGATCTTCGTACTCGTTCTTTTTTTGATATTTTTTTTTGTTGATCGAGTGCATCTTGATGGAATATGATATTACGACTATACTTTAGTGTAAATTGACAATGTGGATAGTTTTCTGTAAAAAAGTCCAGAATTTTTTGTCGACGACTCATTGCACTACACACGAATTATTTTATTATAATCTAAATAATAAAATAATTCATTCATCGCCATGGTAAAAAACGAGGCATCGATGGATTATACGGACCAGGTATTTTTGCTGAGAACGCAGGGGAGATCGTTTAATTGGGAGCTGCCTCATCGACCAATTCAAACTAGCAGTCAATCGAAGGGTACCGCCTTTTACATGAAGTACAAGAACAAGATTCATCTGATCACATGCTTTCACTGCATTGATGATTCGTTCTATACGACTGTGAGTTCGCCGTCCATGGGATCCGAAGAGTATCGTTGTCGTGTAAAGTGGATATGTCCAGAACTGGATCTTGCGTGTCTGGAGATTGATCCTACGGAAAAGTCCAAGGCCAACAACAACATCCTTCATCCGAAAAAGTTTTTGCACCCATGGACATTCCCACGTTTTGTGGATGGCAAGATCCCGTCGCCCGAGACGGGGGCGGTGGCCATGACAGTGGGATTTCCGCTCGGTCAGACCCATCTCAAAGTGACACGTGGGATCATCAGCGGACAACAGTCCGGATTGTTTCAGACGGACGCACCCATCAATGGCGGGAATTCGGGCGGGCCTTTGATGTGGAAAAACAAGGTGATTGGGATCAATGCGATGGGCTATTTTCTGGCACAAAACATCGCATACGCCATCCCGATCATGTCTCTCCTGCAATTGATCGATTATCACGAGGCCCATCCCGACGTGTACCACATTCGATTTCCACGAGGATGGGGGGTGAATGTCAATCCGTACCTACCAATCGCCACCGCCACCGCCACCGCCACCGACAAGAAGAAGAACGTGGCAATCAAAGAAAAAGAAGAAGGTACCAACAAGAAGAAGAAAATGGAAATCAAAGAAGAAGGCATCGAGGTGAATAACATCTATAGCTCGCAGCTGATGAGCAGCCTAGCCCTTAAAAAAGGAGATCGATTGGTTTCCATCAACGGCATGCCCATCTCATCCCTTGGTGAAATTCCGCTTACCTGGCTCAAACAGAGAATGACCTTCCACAGCCTCCTCTATCATATGTGTTTGGGACAAGAAATATCTATAGAATACATCACGTCGTCCGGTATCAAAAAAAAAGAAACACTGATTTTCCACCCCGAGCCCGAGACAATCCGGTACCGAAATTGGTACCCGGAGCATGAGGATGTGCCCTATCTCTATCTGTGTGGTATGATTCTTGTACCGTTTGCCAAAAATATTGCCGATAGGCGATTTAAATTCTTTCGACAATCGAATCAATTCCGGGATGAGAATCCGCTCACCGCAGAAAGTATCGGTGCGGATAACTCTGAATTGATCACCCATACGGAACCCCAACATTGGGACAAGAGTCGTATCATTATCATCAATATCTTAAAAGGTGGGCTCATGCGTGATCGACATGCACTCAAGATTGGAGAATTCATCAGCTCCATCAATAACACCACGGTTTCCACGATCGAGGAAATTACACGCATCGTTCGCGATTGCCTCAAGAATAAGAAGGATATTCAGCTGGAAACATTAAGTGGCAAGCGCCTCGTGCTCCCCTTTAGCTTTGTTTGCACGGAAGAGAAAAAGCTCCTGCCCATCTATTCCTACACGAGTCCTTTTCATGACCTGATGGAACCAGTTCCTTCGACGACGATTAAAAAAAATGATTTAAAACCAAAAAAGAAGAAGGATAAGAAGATTAAAAAGAAATAATAATAATGAATATGGATCATCATCAAGTGAATACTATGGACGAGGAAGAGAATTTGAAGATTTTGAGTTATGTAGAGTGTGGAAATGAGAGCCCGGAGGAGTTGAAGAAGATGCGGGGTGTGGTACAAGAGGTGGATACAGGGGATGTGGTATTTGATACCTTTCCTTATACGGACGAATACGATGTGGAGACGGAGACGGACCGCGAGAAGATTCTGGAATTGTTAAAAGAAGGGGAGTGGGATGCGTTTTATTCTCTGGAGGGGGCGCTGATTCGTGTCTTTTGGTACAAGACGCGATGGTATGTGACGACCAACAAGAAGTTGAATGCGTTCAAGAGTCATTGGTCGAGTCGGAAGAGTTTTGGGGAGATGTTTGCCGAGGGATTGTCGAACGTGTCCTCGCCTCCAGATACGGATGCATTGGAGAAGATGCTGGCCTCGATGGACAAGGCCTACGTGTATTTTTTTCTGGTGGGGTACAATCAAGAAAATCGCATCGTCTGCCGGGTAGGATCGCCAGTGATGTTCATCGGAAGATGGAGCAAGGAGAATCCGGTTTTGGATCGCGAATGGAAGCATACTCCTTTAAACCTACCGAGTCCGAGTCGGATTGAGTACGAGACGGCAGAGGAGATGATGGAGGCGATCCAAGGAGTGGATATCCAGAAATATCAGGGAATCCTTCTTTTTCACAAGAAGGACAATCGCCAGGTCAAGATTTATTCTCCGGGGTACAAGAAGTTATGCGACATCCGCGGCAACAATCCCAACATCCGATTCCGCTACCTGGAGGTGAGGAGCGATCCCATCCTCCGAAAGGCGCTGTCGGACATGTATCCTATTTATCAGGACATGTTCATGGAGAGCGACAACATCCTCTATCAGATTGCAAAGCTGGTGCGCTATTATTATATTCAGAGATATATCAAGAACAAGTATGTGACACTACCAAAAGAGGAATACATGCTGATGAAGAAATGTCATGATTGGTACCTGTCAAACCGCGAGGAGAATAAGATTACGGTGACCAAAGTGTACGAAGTACTGAACAAGGAGGAGACGGTGTCTCTGTACAAGATGATTCGCAGGTTTCAGATCAATCAATCCTCTCGGCGTGAAGAAGAGACGATGTGCGAGTATCCTGGAATGATGAGACGAAATTTTACCAACATTGAGATGGAAATTTCGACATGAAAAAATATTAAAAAATATTAAAAAATATTAAAAAATATTAAAAAATAATAAAACAAATACATGACATCTACAATATCTCCACAAATTGCCGAATATAGTATAAAATATGAAACGGTATTGTCCATGCTGGATCCCATCACGGAAAAGGATACAGAGCTTTCCAAGTCTATTATCACATCCATTGAGAACAATATAGACAATATTCTCTTGGTAAATCTTACGTCAACACCTCTGACAACATTCAAGAACATGGTGAATCTCAAGTATTATCCATCATATGTCATCCTCTTTGATAAGAATACATCCATGCTTGTCGTCATTAAAACAAATCCTGCGAACGTCAATACATCAAATAGTCCCCTCGATACTACTCTTACATCGTCGTCTCCAGATGCATGCAGTGTCGTGTATGCCAGTACGAATGCACCGACCGTTGTATGCACCTCTACAGGCTTTTACACTACAACTACAACTACTACATCCACCAATCTTTTACCATTATGGATCATCCTTGGCATCTTTGGCTTTATAGCATTGGTTATGATCATGTTTTATGCTCGAAAAAGATATCTCTCATCTAATAATACTAGCAGTAGTACTAGTACTAGTACTGGTACTAGTACTAGTACTGGTACTAGTACTAGTACTGGTACTGGTACTAGACAACAAAAACAATCACCATAAAATAATACTTTAATTTTATTTGTCATGAAACAAATAAAAGAAGATGCTCTCGGAATTTTTAGAGTTCCAGGCCAATGTGCAATTGTATCACTGGCGGACCCATTCTCATTCGAGACACGAAGCGGCCGGTGAGCTGTACGAAGACATGACGAAACTAATCGACGAATATATGGAAGTATGCATGGGAAAGACTTCTCGTAGGGTGGCATTAAAGAAGGATACATTGAATGTCAAGATGTACACACATACATCCATTATCACCTATCTCCGCGGATTCCTTTCTTTCCTGGAAAACGGACTAAACACCAAAGACACCTCATTGCTTAATATCCGCGATGAGATGAGAGCCGTCCTCCTTCGCACACTCTATAAATTCACCCAACGATAACGCGACTTTTTTATTCCTAGGAATAAAAAGATAAGAATCGTAGCCTTTATGTTAAGGAGCAAACGATTGTTGTTGTTGTTGACGTTGTAACTGTCGTCGTAAGAGTTTTAACCAATCTACAGAATCATTTGATTTTGGTAATAGTTGTAGGATTTCGTCTTTTAACTCTTTAGATACTGTGGATTTTTTCAATGCTTTCTTAATATCATCAATTGTTTTTCCATGTATATAGTCAGGCATGTGTTGTATGATTTCTTTCAAGAATTCTATATTGGATTCATTCAATCTATCTATTAATGTGCGTATTGTTTGTATATTTATCTGTATAAAAAGATATGGATATTTGGAGTATAATGATTGTAATATTTCTCGAATATGGAAATCAGTAAGAAAAGATTGCTTATAGGTAAACATACTTGTATCCGTTAAACTATATTTAAATAAAGCATACAATTCATCACCTATAAGTGTTGGTAAAATACGATCTCCACATTGAATGAACCCAAATTTTTCGGGAAAACTTTTTTGTAAATATCCCATCATGACATCATAATGAATTTTTTTTGTTATTTCCGACGGAACAGGCATACAAAATTCAGAAGATTGTCCTTCTGAACACTCTCTATATGTGCTTGTTATTGCCTTATGTACAAGATATATTCCTTGATTCATAATAGTATATGATGTATGTTCCAATAAATGAACATATACATTGTATAATAAGGAAGAGGTGGAAAGATTTCTTGGTTTTTGAGATAACCAGGATTCAAATTCAGATTGGGTCATTTGCTTCATTATTTTATGATCTTCATCAGCTTTGTAAAGTGTCTCAAGAACTTGATCATATAAATCATTTAATAGTCTTATTTTTGAAGTGTTTGATGTAATAACTCGATTTGACCAGGTTGTAAATTGTGAAGGTTTCATTGATTCAACAAATTTCTTGTCTCTAAAATCTTGTATCGCTTTTTCAATAACTTTCTTAATATAGTCTCTATTTTTTGGATTTTTTAATTGTGTTTCTTCTGCTGTTACAAAATGTTTCATTGATTTGACAAATCCATCCTGTTCTTCCAATGCGGATAATATAGGTGAGTCGCTTTTTGATAAGAATCTGTCAAAGGCGTGTTGGGGAATAATAATTGTCGATTGGAGTAAAGAAGGTGTAATACGCGGTGGTGGTGGAAATATTTGAGCTTGTTGAACATGTGGAAAAGATTGTATCGATAATTTCTTTTTCTTAAATTCCTGCATTATTGATTGATGTACTTTTTTTATTCCATAATTGGGAATATCATAATAACTATAAGTTCCTGATTCTGCTTGGTGATAATAGTCACCATTCCAACCCTCGTCATGGCGATAATCTTTAGTTTTAAATTGAGGTTGAAGAGATCGATTTGTTTCTAGAATGTTCAAGAATTGTTGTTTATAGTCTTCATAGAAAGAAGCAGGTAAATAGGGTCTCAAATATACATCAATAAAATGCAACCATTGTATAAATTTTTTAATGTATTTAGAATAATCCTTTCTTATCTGGGATGGTATATGAGATTCACGTTTCTTTACAATGCTTTTTAATAATATTTGTTCTTCCGGAGTAAGCTGTATAAATTCTTTATCCATTTTTAATATAAACTCAAAATCTTTATATAAATTAGTAAATATACCAGTCAACACGTTATTTGAAGTAGTTTGATCGAGTTGTGGAGCCGATGGATAAAATTTGACTTGTTGTTGCTGCTTTTTCTTTCTTTGTGGTGCTAATGATGATAGCAAAACGCACTGTGGAGGCTTGACCGTTGATTTCCGTTTGATGGATACCAATGATTGCAGCGAATCGAGAGAAGGATATAGTTTGGCTAGATGATGCTGTTGTGGTGGTGTTGGTAGAGACAGTATGGAATACATCTTTTGACGACTTATGGTCGAATATTGCCTTGTTTTTGGGGATGACGGACGCTTCATGTGCTGTTGTTGTGCTACAATGGTGGTAGTTTGTGGTTTTGATGTAGTTTGTGGTGGCGATGTAGTTTGTGGTGGCGATGTAGTTTGTGGTTTTGATGTAGTTTGTGGTGGCTGCGTCTGTTGATACAGGTGAATTGGAAGATCGGTTGGAACATCGGGGAATACTATAGCAGTTTGTTGTTTCCGTTTTGGTTTTAGAAGTGTTGCCATGTTTTATTATAAAACCTTTTTATTTTTGGTCATTTAAAAATGTCGAACCATTTAATAAAATAAAAAAAACAAAATGACAGATCCTCGATTGAAGAGATTGGAGGATTATATTAACAGTGATCAAAGGGAGGTGTGCGGTGCCGATGATCGATACATCCTGGTGGAGGGCGTGGCGGGGAGCCGAAAGACCGACACCCTTATCCGGCTGGGATTACGGCGCCATCTTTTGGAAAAAAAAAGTTTATTGTTTCTGACACAGGTTGGATCGGTGACGGACGAGATCCGTGGTCGTATTGAATCGTACATGGGTGTCAAGATCTATCAGCAAGCGGGTAGCAATCATTATCTGGTGGAGACGGGGGAGACGTGCATCGAGATTGCGAATTTTGATGCATGGGTGCATCGACAGTTAGAGGATTGTGAATGGAAGCATCTTTTTCAGATGGGATCGTACCACTCGCACAAGATCGAGGCCTTGCTCGAATTTTGTGGGAATGGAGGGATCAAAGGATTTTGTATGAAGAATGGGCGGTATGCGGACGAGATTTTTATTGATGAGATCCAGGATTTTGAGGTGGTGCGTGTGCGATTGGTGCTGGCCATCCTGGCTCGTTTTCCTCGTGTGCGGGCCGCGTTTGCCGGGGATGTAATGCAGACCATCTTTGAGCGATCGATCTTGGATGGCTCGCATCCGATCGTGGAATTGGCCGATGCGAGACGGTTTGCCATGCAGAAATGCTACCGCTGTCCCAAGGCCCATTTGAATTTCTGCAATGCCATCATGGCCGAGGCACAGCGTCAGCATTCCTGTCGACCGCTGATTGCGACCAATGAGAACATGTCCGACAAGCCACTGCTCTTTACGCACGGTAGTGTGTCGAGACAGTACGATGTTCACCAATTGTCGTTGCAAGTGATGGACATGCTTCGAATTCTTCTGGAACACGATGCCACCATCGTCCCTTCGGATGTCTGTTTTTTGATGCGCAAATCCAACGACCAATCGGTGTTTGAATTCCTGCGTACACGTCTGGATACATTCTGGGCGGGCCACGGTCATCGCAATGCGGTCATCCATTTTGCGACCCAATTTGATGGCTACCGGAATTCGATCCAATGGGGCATCGCCGAGGGCAAGTCATGTCTGCTCAGTATCCACGGTGACAAGGGGAAAGGGCACAAGGTGGTCTTTTTTCTGGGACTGACCCAAAAAAGCATCCCGGACGAATGTGCCATGTTCAAGAATACGGAACTATTGTACCAATCGCTACTCAATGTGGCGCTGACACGATCCACTCAATATCTGTTTGTAGGTTTCCACCACGCTCAACCGTCCGTCTATCTTTCCCGGATCGCGGACCAGCTCCCACAACTCGCTTATACATCGTGGCAATCGCAATCGCAATCACAGCAAGAAAAGATTCCAGAAATGTACCGCAAAATGGCGGCCGTGCGGCGCTTCCCGGATCCGATCTTTACCAACCGGTACCGCGAGACGCCTCTTCGAGTACCACGATTGAATTTGGTGACGGTGACGGAAATGTCGAGGCGTTTTGAACGGTCCGAGGACATTCTTGGATACAAACCGAGATTGGAGACGGTGATTTTTGGGAAAAAGACCTCGATGCGCCTACCCCATGATCTCTATCCCATCCTGGGTCATATGGCCGAGCTCATGTTGCTGCGCATCCTCTCGCCCGAAGTGTTTATCAAGGATGTGGCCCGATGGGCAGATCCGACCACTGTTCTCTTTCTTGAAGACGAGAGGATGCTGTGCTGGGTGCACGACTTTCATCTGCACCGCTTGATGGGTTCAGACATGTATGCACCGCAATTACTGCTCATGGAAGAGACGCACAAATCCATCTTTCAACAAGACGCCACACTGGCATCGGTGCTGGACCGATTGAAAGAACGTCCAACTTACATTCTACCCAAATGTTTCATGACACCCCATTTTCGTCAGGACATGATGGCGCTTTCGGACACCGCAACCAGCAACGAATCCGTACCATTTCGGGCATGGTGGAATGTGTCGCTGCTCTTTAACGAGATCAAGAGCAATCATCGTCGACCCTATTTGTATCGTTTCATCGACATGGAAATGCAGCCGAATCAGCGTCGTTCCTTCCGACAATACATGGAGAATATCCGTGGGCTGTCCATCCTATTTTCCAAAGACATTGTCTTTCATCCGTCTCACGATGTACTGGCACACATTACCGATGCAAAGACGCTCTCGGGTCTCGGATTCCTGGACGATCTGGATGAAAAGATCTTTGTGACCGGCTACCATTATGGTATTCTTGGACAATCAGACGTGCTGGACCGTGGTAATGACACGCTCTTTGAGATCAAAGCCAGCCACGTCGATTTTGCCATGGAATGGCTACTCCAGAATTCTCTCTATGCCTGCCTGCCTTTTCGTGTGCGCCCGTCCGCACCCGGTAACCTCGCACTCGCCAATGTCATCACCGGCAAGATGTATCGATGGAAGAGCCCACAGTGCCCCCCCAAGACGCTGGTGCACCGCCTCTTTGAATCCATTCCCACCTTTCCCATGGATCTTATCGATACTCTTTGCAAGATGAATCATAAACGATTCAAGAAACACGATCACCGGAATAAAGAAAATGTGTAAGTAAAAATATATTTATATTCATCTTGGATATAAATAAGTAATGGAACTTTACATAATCAAAAATGCGGATCCAACCAAAGACTGCTTGGAATTATGCCATCAAACTCTTCCCAAAGTGATCAAGACCAAAACGATCTATTCGACGGAAAGAAAAGAAGAAGAAAAGGAATGCTACATATGGCTTTTACGTGAAGAACATCCAACGAAGAGTACCATAAAAAAAAATTAAGAATATTGCAAGACACAGGATTCGAAAGATCCACATGCACATATACATCTTGCAAATCGGCATGTGCCAGGACAGTACAAACGGAACCTTACATAAGGGACATTGGACATATCCCTCTTCCATGGTGCGCAAAAAACATGCATGATGCATCTGTTGTTTACAACATGACAATGTATGGGAATCCGAATCAATGGGGGATAAGCACACACAACATTCTACGACGTCATTCATATTATTGAGATCCTATTGAAATCCTTGTCAAATTCAATTCTTCTTTTTCGGACGGTCTTCGGAAGTGAGAAGGATGCTTTCACAAATGGTATGACCATGACCAAAACGCTGGAACATAGTGCAGAGTTCCAATGCACTTTCTTCTGTATACATACCCACAAAGACATGCGACATGCACTCTGTCATATAGATGAATTTAAATCGACGACGAGAACGACGATGAAGGAGTGTCACAACATCCACCATATTCTCACAACCCGTCAGATTCGAGATACGAACCACATAAGGAATGGTCGGTGTAGCCGCTTCGACCATATCGGATTGTTTTTTTTCCGGAAAAACGGGCCAGACGCGTCTTGGTGTTGGTGTTGGTGGTTCTTCCACCTCGATGGATGATGTCATGGACAATGGATCTTGCATTTTTTTCTCGTGAATAAATTCTATACATCCCTTTTCGATGGTCACCTTGACCGGCCTTGAATGATTCCCAAAGGGCTGTATATTCCTCTCTAGAGCACGCTTCGGACGACGTATCACAAATTTTTGTTGTATCATTATTGTATGTATTTAAAGAGATAAAAATACAAGAGAAGATTCATTTTTATATTCTCAATCTTATTCTATTATGTACAAAAGAACGAACATATTGATGGTAAGCATGATCAAGACGGTACCAAATTTAAGACCTTTGGCACTCATATCAGGAACATCGTTCGTGGTAATGGAAAGCATACCCCTATTCATAAACAATATGAAGAGAATAAATACATCCAACATATAGAGGACCAGGAACGATTTCTTCTTTTGTTCAATCTCGTCTTCATTTTTGTTGGAGGCAATCAGAGACACGATGACGATATCGACAATAAAGAACCACATCGTCACACCTAAAAAAGGGATACACCAATTGATATTGGACGATTTGAAGGATAGACAAAAGAAGAGCAGTAACAATATGCCAAGATATGCACATTGTAGGATGGAAAGGATCTTGGTTGCAAGATATTGAGTAGAGGACATTTATTCTTTATCCACAAATTAATTTTTTTTTTTGGAAAAAAAATATTATTTATTTGAGACGAAAACTAAAGGTTGCCGAGATACGACGATCGGTGAGTTCTCCCCAGAAATGGAAATTATTGGTGGCCATCGCAGAGATATTACCGGTAATAATATCGGATTCATTCACATCCATATCAAAGTTGTACCGGAGGGTCTCCCCATTCGGAAGAAGAACACGGAAATAAAAATCGTCGGTGGGTGTCCATTTGATCGTTTGCACCTGCGTTGATGAGAGGACAATCAGATAGCTAATAATGAGAGGATTACGAGGATTCCCGACGGGACAGAAAAACGTGACCTTGTCAGTATTGGGATTATTGGAGTAGAGGATCCCCATATTGGATCCTGGAATGGAGGTGTTGTAGAGTTCGATGAGGAAATAGGGAAAAAACGTGGGTAGGACATTGTACCCGTACACCGGCTGATTGGGAAGGATCAGATTGATGAGAGAGACGTCATAGCATACCGGTTGCTTGTAGGAAACGAGGGGCATCGTGAGCCCCGTGGAGCGGGGGCGGTACACCATCAATTCCACGGGCTGGTCCGCAGTAATCGTGGTGGGAGTAGAGGCGGAAAAAAAGATGGTATCATTATCGGTGGAGGTGACCGTGAAAAAGGCATTTGCAATAGGCTCGATGGATGGTACATAGAGGATATAGGTATCAGGAATGATGGGAGAGGGTCGCACCGTAATCGAGGATTGGACCGATTCCACAAATAAACGCGCTGTGGAATTGGTACCAGAATCGAGCGGATAGATTCCCACACTATATCCCGATCCTGGATCGATCAGGGAAAGCGATAAGATGCAGCCGGCACAATCGACCGCCGTTACTGTATAGGTGGCAGGCGTCGTCGCCGAAGGGGAGATGACGGTGACCACATCACCGATCACATAGCCTGTTCCGGACCGCGGAATCTGGTACGTCTCGATCGATGCACATACCGAGTTGGAAAGAGTCGTAAAACTGAGGATATTTGGATTGGCGCGCACCTGGAACAGATCCCCATTATCGTACGAGGGCATATCGACCGCAAAAGTTGCGATCCTGTAATTACCCAGGACAGAATAAATGGGAAGCACCCAATCTTTGGTAACATTCTGCACAAACAATGAATTATCCGGCCCGGATTTGAGGAGCAGGATGGGACTCTGTTTCTCGTTGGAGGTGTTCACATACAGATTGCTCCCGAGCAACAGAATCTCGTTACGTGGATCATTGCTAGGATTGATAATCTTATAGCCTGTATTTAAAGGATCGTAATAAGTCTTTGGAATCGGATTGAGAAGCGTGATGGAATTGGTCGCGGGATTATAAGTCAGAATGACGGACCCGACACCATTGGCATCCAACACAAACTGACAACCAAAATAAAAATTGTAATTGGGTGAGGCATTGGCGGGATCAAGCTCAATAATACTAGATGTGAAATCCTTGAAATTCCCCACCACCGTATCGTTCGGCACTGTGGTGGTCGCCGTTCCGGGCCATGTGAATCGAGAATAAATAATGTTAGACACCGAGTAATTATTGCCAGCGGCGGAATTTCCAGGAGTAGGATTCACAACCACTCCGAATTCTGTCGAATAGGGATATTGTTTCTGATCCCGATAGGTCGAATCGACATTCAAAATATACTGGGACATGTTTGTTTTGTAAGAAATATACTCCTAGATCGATTTTTTATTTCTTACAAAAAACAATTTATTAATTTTACCATTCATATTATCTACTGTTTCGATTGTTTATGAATATACCGGTGGTTATGTTGTTGTTGAGTATACCCTCGTTGGGTCTGCCATTGGTGATGTCGTCATTGGTGATGTCGTCATTTGTGACATTTGTATACCACCTTGATTTTGTCGTTGTTGTTGTTTTTTTGCTTTTTGTTGTGATTGTTTATATTTAAAATATCCAAAAATCAAACCTGCAATAAGAAATACAACAACCGCAATCACAATATATAGAGTTATTGCAGTACTGGATGTAAACATATCCGAGACAGCAGAGCTACCCGTATCGGTGCTCGATTGTGAGGTGGCGCCTGTCTGCAATGCTTCAGTAATGGAGGTATTGGATATGGCGGTGGAAAATCCGGCATTGATGATGCTCGTGGACATGAGCTTGGAATTGTTCGTCTGACTAATATCTATACATCCAAGACAGGAGGTGAACAATCCAGCCGGAGTGACGGCTCCGCAATTAAATGTTACCGTATTGCTGTTGCTATACGATTGAATGATATTATTGATCGCATCATTAATCTGTGTATTGGTCTCATTCGTTGAAGATGTGATGCTGGAAATATCCGCTGTTTTTCCTCCGGATTCCGTGCTCCCACCACTCGTCGATTCTGTCTGTGCCGAGGTCGCGGCCTGATCGATGGATTGTGTGATCATGCTTGTTAATGCATCGGAATAAGTTGTGGTGAATTCATTCTGTGTGGTGATACTGCTCGTATTGCTCTGTGTAACAGCACATCCTGGCGAGCCCTGCGACTCACAGTCGGAAGCAGACGGGCATGTTTGACCCTGAGTCGTCGAGCCACCACAATACGCGCAATAATTAAATGTCAGCGCATTGGCGTTGGAGGAAGTGGTCTCGCTTGTATTTGTCGTCGAATTCACGATGCAATTGGTAACATCCACATCAGTTTGGTATTTATTATAGACAAGACCCATATTGTTGCATCCATAGGACGCCGATGCCGATTGACCAGCGGAGGCCGATCCCACCCATGTGGACGCTGCCGCAGAAACCGATTCAGCGACCGACATGCATGTCACTCCCATCCCAAGCGCGGTGATGCAATCTGCGGCGCCTGATGGACTAAAAGTCGGGGTCGTGCTGCTCGCACAACTAGATACCGTGCTATTCACAGTCGGATCTCCATAATCGGTATCATAATAAGGAGTATAAGATGGAGCAGAAGTCGTTGGTGAAGAGGTAGTTGCGGACGACATACTTTGTTTTATTCTTGAAAGAAGAAAAAATATTTATTTTAGGAAATAATTTTGAATTCGGGAAACATTGTGGAAAAGGGATGTACGGTACCACCGCACTCTGTATACACTCCTCGTCTGGTTCGTGCATGGCGTCGGAGCACTGGATTCTTGTCCACGATATCGATCACAATCGGCACAACATCCGGTCGTCGAAACACTCGCCCCAGATACTGCAAAAAGTATTCTTCCGTATCGCAAGCCAGGATGAGCATGTCGAGCCGATCGTGAGAGAATCCCGTTCCCACCTTCTGAATCGAGGCGATGAGGATGCGGGCATCGTGGTCGTATTCCGTCTCATTGCCTTTCAGCGTGGTAGTCGTGGCATCCGGTGCGATAAGATCACGGAGTGTCACAATCTGCTCCACACGCTTGCAAAGAATGAGGATGGATCGCTCGGCAAAAAAAAGGCACAATCGTCGTATAAAATCGTTCCTCGCCGGATTCGTCATCTGCGCCTGTAGCACCGAATTCCACATCAATTTTCCTCTGTCATCCTTCTCCCCCTCAATCTCGATGCCCGTCTCCGCGACATAGACCGCGTGATTGCGGTGCAATCGCCGCACGATCCGTGCCTCCCCAAAGTACATGTCAAGAAGAACATCCAGCCCGTCGGGACGGTAGGGGGTGGCGCTTAGTCCAATGAGGTACCGCGGTGCGATGTAGGTGAGCGACTTGACAAACACCTGAGTGATCATCATGTGCACCTCGTCCACGACCACCGTACCGATGCGTGCGTATTCTTCGGGAGGACGTTTGGGTACATTGAGTGCGTTCATGATATAGACGTCCGCATCCTCGTCCATCGAGTCTTTCGCCTCCACCACCTGCACACGCACACCCTGCTGAAAAAACCGAGTGATGCTGTCCCGCCATTGATCCATGAGCACCACACGATTCACCAGGACCATGGTCCGCATCCCGATCCGCGAGCATATGGACAATGATGTGATCGTCTTGCCACCGCCCGGATAGACGGCAATCAGAATGGATCCCTGTCGATTCAGATGACCGACCGCTTCTTTCTGAATCTGTTGCTGCTCTGGACGCAATTCACCACAGAAGGACGATTTCATCGCCGCAAATTCTTCTCGTCCACGCCGATGGCCGCGATAGATCTCACGTGAAAAGGCCCATTGAAAGGGGAGTGCGATTCGTTCCCGTGCATCCACACGATACGCGGCGACTTCTTTGATATTTTTATAAAGATTCCTTGGGTCCGACTTTTCTCGGACACGAAGCTGACGATCAAGACGCATGCGTGTCTTGACATCCATGGTTCCAAGAGGTACAAAGATGGACATGTTTATTCTAAATCTCTTCTTCTGTTCAAA